TGGACTTAAATAAGCCTCCAATGTATTCAATGACTTGTCCTGTGACAGACTTGTCTTTGTAAAAATCTCGTACATATAAAAATATTGCACTAGTCAAATGGTCATATGATTTACAACTTCTTAGATTAATAAATAGAGCCATAATACCCTCTATTTTTCTAATGAGAGAATCTGATACTTCAACATTAATAGTTGTAGCTATCTCTCTAATCCTCCATGTGATCTCACTAAATTGTTCTACATAAGTCATATGATCCCAATGTTCAATACGTGCTTGGGGCTCAAATTCTTCGCGACCCACGTGGGGCTTAAAATTTGCACGCCATTTCTCGCGTTTCTTGGAATCTTTCTTCTTAATGTACCAATTTTCTTTAGATCCATCCTCATTTTTAAAGACGTTGTTACGTACTTTAGGCCTGACCCATTTGTCAGCCTTCTTGTTGTTTCCAAAAGCTTTGGAGTTTGTCATATTATTTTTGTTAATATTACTCATCTTTTGGTCTATGTCAATTTACCTCTTAAAACGTTTCCTTTAATTGTAATAACTTTTTGTTCTGAAAGAGTCCTATTGCAGTTTTAGCTCCGCTATAGAATTAATACGAGCTCAGTTGATCAATTTTGAACGAGAGTCTACTGATATAACTTCTCTATAATAATCGTTACGCCTATCGGGCGAGGCCGGCTTCTCCTCCAACTGTGTGTCAGGCAACAAGGCTTACAATACTGCTTGCACCTACCTTTCCTCTTTGGACGAAGGTTACTCTCTACTCTCCGCCTACAAATAAAATACGCTATCAGTGCTGTAACTCAGTAAGTTACGCCGCTAGGCTTGACAGTGGCTACTAGTACGGTACCCAGAACATGGGAACACGTCAAGTGTATTTTAAATGCCTTCGAGCATTTTCACTTCCCCGGATTACTCCGATAAGTTGCACAATTAAAATCGTGTTGCTAATTTAATTTATTGATCGCAGTGGCATTCTGCGATATTTTGCCTCTAGGGCCATGGACTTCGACTCCAACAAGAGTCTAATACCATCGTTTCGGTTTCCACAACATATAGTTAAGGTTGTTATAGGGGACCTCACCCCGGTAGAATAATAAAATAAATAAATACTTAAAAGAATGTAACAATTCGAAAAGCTTGTTTCTTTCCTTGAAGGTGGGTGGGCATCGTAATGCCCATACCAGCTTCTAAACAAGGTTTAAGGGCAATAATTAATGCCAATTAATTCAGTTAAGTCTCTATACGCATAAATGCGCA